CGAACAAACCCACAGTGCTCGGAAATCCATTATCTATGGTGAAACACTTAACACCATTATCTCGAAGCTTCTTGACAAACTCTCGGGCGTGCATGATGTTAACCAATCGCGCCTTCGCATCTGTAAGAATCTCTTGATCAGGCATCTTGTATGCCTGGGCCATGGTATCGGAAACTTCTTTTTCAGCTGCGAAGCTTTCCTTCACAAACTGCTTGTAGTCCTCGGGCCACTTGATCCAGTTGGGGACCCCGTTGGCTAGTAACTGCTTGATCGTTTCTTTTGTTGTCTTAAGATCGTGATGTTCTCGGAAAGGATTCTCCTGAACAGACACACTCTGCTTCTCATATTCTCGACCTGCGATATTAACTGTTTCTGACATTCCATTCCTCCAGATATTTTATTGCCTTACTCATCAATTCAACATCTTCATAAAACATCCCCAAGCCGGCATTGCATCTACGACAAAGCAAACTTCTTAACTTGTCGGTGTGATGGTCATGATCTACAGCCAGAGAACGAACGGTGCCTGTCCGCGTATCAACTTCAGTTTCTAGTTTACGACAGATAGCACATTTGTTCGCTTGTTGTTCAGACATTTCTTTATACCGTTCGGCGGGAATACCGAACTTCCGCTTTCGATGTCTATCTGATTCCTGCTGCTTATGAGTATCTCTATATTTCTTTTGAACAGCTTTAACTTTCTCAGGATTATTCTTATTCCATTGCCGCTGCCAAGCATTCGCAGCTTCTCTTGTTTTAAACATCTTTCTCTCCTCTAAAGAGCGGGTTGGGGAGTATGTTAGAGGCATACTCCCCCACTCTAATCTTAACACAGGTTGCAACCGATGTCAAGACTTATTTTCCAAACTTATTGAACGGCAGGTACGGAGTCAATATATCGCTCACGTTGTGTATTCAAGCCGGTTGCTGGGGGAAGAGTTACAGTCTGATGAAAGCGGTAACTTGCCCAGCCCCCTATGGTTGCCGTAGGATCGAAGCTAGATGCTGGAGCATTATCCACCACCTTACAGTCAATCGTGCGCCAGTCGCCTTCCTGCATGTCCGTGTCGCCTGGCACTTCCAACCATACGCCGATTAGAGCGTAGTTACCGAACACGTATGTTCGATATCCAACCTTACCGGTACTCTGGTAATTGGCAGTTGTTGTGACAAACGGTGTCTGTCTGAACACGATGTTTGTACCAGGAAGTTCAATATCCTGGGTCTGGTCGGCACCAGCCATCTTATCAAACTTATCGATATTGCCTAGCTTCCACAAATCAACAATCGAGTTGTTAACCTGCGTGCCGTTGAAGATGTCTCCCATAACGTTCGGGGATGCGACTCCCATGAACTTGCCCTTCTTGCAAGGCAGAACGTTGTGGCTTACCAACTGCTGCTTAAGTGTTCGAATTGTTCCCAAGTCGATAGTGTAAGGAGCAGATAGCAATGCACTCTGGTTGACGTTGCCATCAACTGTGCTTGCGCTATCAGCGACAGCGCTGTACAACTCAGAAATCGACTGACCGGCCTGATAGCCAAGTTCAACAGCCGAGTTTCCGACCAATTCATCGATTGCCGATGCAATTACGAAACTCGAAAAGTTTGCGTAATTGTTCCACTCACCGATTTGAGCCGGGCTGCTCAACTGGGTGATCATTTCTGGGGCACCGATTACACCGTCCGCTCGCTGCGTTGTATCAGCAGTTAGCGTGTTGTACTGGAAGAATGTCCGGTTAATACCCATGTGCAATGGCTGAACTCGACGCTCAGCTACGGCAACGAAGGCATCCGTCTCTCCCTTTAAGTTAGGGATCAGTTCCTTATCGAACAAGATCGCCTGTGCGGTCAGAATGTTGCCCACATTCATGGCCGATGGGGATGGTCCACCGCTACTCATAGAATCCTCTTTAAATCCTCTGAAAGTTCACACAGCCTGGAAGCTGTGAGGAGATTAAGCTTGACGGAATCGATCAACTACCTTGATGCCGGCAGCTTCCAATTTTGGACGCCATTCCGGGTCTCTCATTCGTTCTCTCAAGGTCTTTGCATCCCATTTAGCTATTTCTCGTTTTGTGAGTTGACCAGAAGCAGTTTGCGTCAAGACATCTACAATGCGGTTAGCATTTGATGGACTTGGCACTATGCCACTGTTAACTCCCGGTCTCGGTTCAACCCGAACTGGAGGCTTATTCTCGGACTGGACTGGAGTTGCCGGTGTTGCAGACGCCGCAGGAGGGGCGGTCGCTGCCGGTACTGCTGCTGAAGCTGCTGCTGGAGCAGCAGTTGCGGCTGACGCCGCTGCTGGAGCCGGAGCCGTATTTTCCACGGACGGAACCGCTCGTGCTGGCATTGGAGCCAATTGGTTTGTGTCTCTCAGAAACTCGAAAGCAACTTCTAAGTTGTCTAGAGTCCAAACCAGGTTATTTTCCTGGAAGTACTCACCTAACAACTTGGTGTTTGCCTCGCAGTTATTAAAATCGTTTAAATGTTTCGTCAAGAATAAGAAAGTCACTTTAGATGCCTCAGCATCTTCTATCGCTTTATTGGCAGCCATCTCAGGAGTAACTTCAATCGCCTTCTTGACTTGTGCAACAGCCGCCGCTGGATCAGGGCTCGTTAGAATCGATTGAAGAAGTTCTTCTTTCGAAGGAGTCTTAACCTGTGGTTGCTGCTTAAAACTTATCTTCTGAGCCTTCAAACGCTGAAAAGCTCGGGTTGCCTGAATATGAGCTTCACGCTGCTTAAGCAATAACTCAGGCCAATTTCGCGCCTCAAGATGAGTCGGCCGTCCAACCGCATTGCCGTTCTCATCCGTGACTTGATAATCTGTAACAAGTCGAATAATCGCGCCTTGGGGGTCTCGAACCGTTGTAACACCCGAAGCCTTATTCGATTCATCCTCTGCTTGCCATGTTGGAACCACTGGTATTACCACAGGCTGCTGTTGTTCCGTTGCGGCCTTAAGCAAAGCTTGCTTAGCCTCTTCCTCGGCCTGCAGTGCTGCTGTTTGCTGTTCTACGCTCGCCTGCTGTGCAGCCAATGCTGCCGCCTCTTCGTCAGCTTTGCGAGCATCAGCTTCAGCCTTTTCTGCGGCAGCCAGTGCATTAGCATCTTTAAATAACATCGCTTTATTCAAAATCTCCCGAGTTACGGGGTCTTGAATCAGACGATGCAAAGTCTTCGCATTTAACTTACGAGCGTCTTCCTCTGTACGAATAGGCTCGAATGGGTCACCTGAATCAATACCGAAACGAACTTTGATAACCCCATCCTCGACTTTAAAAGATCGAGCATCTTGCACTAAATTCTGAATTCCTTTAACAATTGCTGGATTGAAGTCCATTTGATTTTACTCCGATTTGATTACCTTTCGGCCGTAAGGATTTCCTGGCCGTAAAAGCTGTGTCGCTGCCTCGATCAGACGATCTTCAGACTCTTGATTCTCGGTCTCCCGCATATTCACGGCACCGGTATGGTAATCAATAGCCTTAAGAACAGCAGAACAGAATTCATTAACTACTCTGCATTCGAGATGGTGGTCTCGAAGCTTTCGCTCATAATCCCTATCTTCTGGATTGAGCTTAACTAACCTTTGATTCAACGATGCACACGCCGCATCAAACAACTCCACCAGGACTTGAAATCCTGGCTGATGGGCGAGCAATCTCAAAAGTTCTTGTTTCTGCGGATGTAACTCCGGCAGTAGGGGTGACGCCATTGGGTACTCCTTAATATTTGATTACAATGCTGTAGTCGAACCGAAGCCTTCTGTGGTAGGTTGACCTGTTACTTCATCCGACAAAGATTTTTCAGTTGCGGCTCGCAATATCTCGTTACTGCCTCGATACAACTGCTCAGCCTGCATTCTGCCCATGTCTTGATTGAACTTCTGATCATTCTGCTGCTGTTGTGCTTGTTGCTGCTTAGCCGCTATTGCTGCCGGCGAATTAGCATCTCGACGCGCAAGTTCTTCGTTTGTCATCTTTCGCAGAAACTTCTGGGCATAACGCCATCCTGCTGCTGCCGCAAACTGGTTAAAGATTGCGACTGGGTCCCACATATAGCCAGCCTCTGAAATACCCTGATTAAATGCTGGGGCAGTCATCAACTGAATCATGACTGGCAAGAACTGAGCCATTTCTTTCTTGGCCCCGAGCTTAGAGCCGGCCAAGACTTCGTACTCCATTCTTGCTTCTCGGAACTGGATGTGATCTATGCTATCCTTAACTTGCTGACCTAACTTATCACCAAGAATGTCTCGCAAAACTTGCGTAGGAAGAAGATCATTATCCAAATCATCCATGATCCCGAGCCAAGGCTCGAATATCTGACGAACAATTCGACTTGTTGGACCGTCAAGTCTAGATGCATTGGCCTGAACAACGGCCGCAGCACCAGTACCGGATCGCATACCAGTTGTCTTGACACCGGCCGAACCGATACCCTGAATTACCTGATCATTAGCTCCAGAGTTTGCTGCTCCTGCAGCTTGCGACTGGGAGATAGCTTGCCAGGCTTCACCTGGAATACCTGGCATCTCAAGAAACTTGAACGCCTTATCAACGTCCTCATCAACGTCGATAATACCACCCTGACGCCAACGAATATTCTGAGTAAGGGTATTAAAGCCCTTCTTTCGAACAGCAGTAGGCTGCAAACCATAGGCCAAAAGATCAAGAGCAAGATTTGTTACACCCTGCTCGACCAATTGTTCAGAACCCAACAGGATTCCTAAACCTTGTCCGTAGAAGCAATCTGGTATGTCTCGCCAATTTGCCGACAAAAACGGCTTCTTCCGATACGGATTCGGCACATTTCGAAGCAAAATGTTGTGACCGTTGCAACTCAAGATCGTGATGACCTTATCGTCATCCCACCGCTCAAGAATCTCAAGCGGAACCTGCATCGGGTCTGCGCTGGTCTTATAGTTTCGAGGAAGAGCGTGCTGAATATAACCATACATCATTTCTGGTATGGTCATCGGGATATTATCAGTTCCAACCGAAGTTGGGTTACTGATGAAGATCAATTTCAACTGCTCTCTCGAAGGGATGTTATAACCAGGAATGTCACGAAGCTCATCTAAACCATCGTAATCTGTGTAATCCCGGTGAATAATCCACTTCGCGTCTCGAATATCACCGGTTCGGCATCCTGGATCGATAAGGATCGTTCTAAGATCACAGTGCTTAATCCACGGATAAGATATCAACTTGTCTCCGTGAATAACCTTAAACTTATCCGACTCTGGGGTATCCTTGAAAGTAACAGAACCACCAGGACCCTCAATTCTAAGTTTGTCAGCCAATCGCTGATAGTGCTTTTCCTTAACAACCCGTTCAGTATATCCCCACTTCATGATGCCGGTACCAAACAAACACAAATGAAGCATCATGCGCTCAACTTCAATTTCAAAGTTGGCAAGGTCCATCTGGGCTGTGAACAACGCCTTCTTAGCATTGATGATATCTGGATCGGTTCCGGGGCGAGGACGAAGCTCAAACGGCGGCTTCTCATAAAATATGCCTTCCATCATCTTAGGAATGATGGAATTGATATGGTTGGAAATCATGAACTTCGGAACATTCGCCTGAGCTACCTGCCCGCCATCGAATGCCGAAGTAGAAGCCGGCGACTGATACAACGTATCCGCAAGAGTCCAACCTGCGGCCCACTGCATTATGTTAATAAAATTATCAGCCTGGGATGCATCATCAAGAACGATCTTTACGGCCGCACGTTCATCAAATTGAATCGTTCCAGTATCAGTATCTTCGTGTATATTTTCCTGAGTAATCT